ATGTATCGACCGACGAACAAACGAATGTATCGACCGACGAACAAACGAATGTATCGACCGACGAACGTCCAATACTTATACACGAAATGGAAAATATATCAGTATATAGTAAGCCAGATTCGCGTAAAAATGCGTACACGAAAAAATTATCAAAACCCCCGAGCGAGGTCAATTGCGAAGAACCGAAATCGACGACCGTACTTAAGAAAAGAAAAAAGAAAAAAATCAAGGAAAAATCAACCCAAAACCAGTCATCTACATTATTATCCAAACGGGGGGTCGAAACGTCTGGTAAAAACGAGAAAAAAACAAATGAGAAAAGGATTGTCAAAATCGACATCGAATAACAAATCATTTGTTAAAACCGCGTGTAATGCTACGACAGCACATGATAATAACAAACCAGATGATTATACTTGTTATTCCATCGAACAATTACAAAAAATGAAAATTCGATGGAATGCGCGACATCCCGATGTACCGATTATCGCTTCCGATAAAAAGGGTATTTGGGATGCTCTTCATAAACATAATAAAAAAATGTGTAATACAGAATCATGTTGGATTGAACAAGAATTCATGAAATACTATTTGGACAATAAATTTAAACAACATACATTTGCGCCAAAACGACCCTTGAAGTGGGATACGAATCCAGTTGAGTGGTTGACAAGTACCAATATTACAGATGTTATGCGACAATACGAATATAGATATAATGATTTTGAATTCATCGGACCCGCCCCAATTGATTTTGATGATAGAAAAGGAGAAACTGAGTGTGTATGGGATGAATTATGTAATTTCAGTGTGGATGACTACTTGAATCGTGGAAAATATATGATTGGTATTGTATTCAATACTGATCCACATTACAAATCTGGTTCTCATTGGATATCCTTATTTATAGATTTGCGTGCAAATCGTAAATTTGTATATTTTTTTGATAGCAATGGGGATAAATGTCCTCATCAAATTGATATTTTCAGGAAAAGAGTTGTCGACCAAGCCAAAATAGCGGGTATTACATTGCAGTATAACTCAAATACTGGTATACAACACCAGCGACAAAATACTGAGTGCGGAATTTATTGTTTGTATTTCATGACCACATTACTTTCAGGGAAACATGATCCCACAACATTCACGAACAAACGAATTCCCGACGAGCTTATGGAACAATATCGATCTGTATTCTTTTCATAAGGTAATCTGTATAATACAATGTTTCAAAACAAAAACAAAAACAAGGCTTGAAATCAACATTGTATTATTGAGCAAAGAGAGAAAATAATAAAAATACCGATGATTATATTATTGAATCTAAAAATAACATATATATGTATAGTATATCGATAATTATTCAATCACCAAATGTCATTCACTCGATTTAGATACGATAACGCCCGCGAAGAAAAACGACAACAAGAATCGTCTGATCCAGGTCGATGGGTACTCAACGTTCCTGGTAATGGCGATGAACCAGCGTTTATAGAAGATCCACATATCCGTCTTCAGAGTTGGGGCGCAAACTTGGCAGGAAACTCTCTTGCAATTGAAGATGATTTGCGGGGAATGACTCGCAATCTTAATCGAGATAATATCGATAAAGATTATAAAACTCATTCGACACCGCACATGCAATCTGTATATACATCGAATGATAAATTGACTGTTGGCCAAACTCGGGCAACTCATCCAGCATGGATGGTTCGAACCGCACAGCCGCCTAGATGGGAAGTCCCTTTGTCAGATCCACAAAATCACACCGAGATGTTGTTTTTGAATAATATTGGGTCTAGGATGGGAGAGAAAGATGCATACGGGTCGAAGTAATATACACGTTCATTGTATATTCCCGCGCGGATTCTCCCCCCCTTAAAAAAATAATTACAAAGTTATTATGAAGATTAAATTATGGTATTTTTACTCACCTGATATATGTAGTCGATTCTATTTACCGTGACATATTTCCACTTATTTACAATTCCCCCCAAGTGTTGAGTATTTTGATAATATTCCGAGTACCTGTTTTTGGAGTGTTTCTATAGTGTCGTCATTGACTACTACAATGTCACTTTTAACGAGTTCCAATTCTTTTTCGCTTATATGAAGGTCAGTTACCTTATTATGTATATGTTCAATTGATGGTCTAGTAATTTCGATAATAACTCCTCCGAGTTTACGGATTATATCGGCTTCATTATGAAAACGAACATCCGTAACGATAACTGTTTCGGTCGATCCCGATTCTATATGTTTTTCGTAGAAAGATACGAATTTTTTTATCCAAAAATCATTATCAAACTTTCTCATACAATCTGTTCCAAACCATTGAAGTATTTCTCGTGGACTTTTGTTATACCTCGGATCAATACTTTCTTTTTGAATAGGATCATTCAACTGATGGTCGGTCAATTCGAATATCTGTTTCACAGATTCCTTCAACGGTGCGGCAAATGAATATCGTATTGCATCTGGTACGTTGTATACACACGTATCCTTTCCGCTGTGACGTTTGCCCATTATTCCAAATAGTTTCATTATTAATAAATTTATATGTGTTCTTATTTTATTTGTTGATTGATTGTATATTGAATAATATACAATCAATTTTTGTTTGTCGTTGATGTCAGTTGTGTAGAGGTTCGTTTCAGTTCATATGTTTTCCCTGATCTACTATCCATTTTTTAGTGGATATGTCGTATGAACAAGCAACATCCGCTTCTTTTCCTACACTACTGTACTTACATATATCGGTATTTTCAAAATCACATTCATCGTCACTTTCTTCGAGACTGTCTAGACGATGATTTTCCTTGTATCTTCGAAATAAATTATTCATAGCCACACTTGTTTCATATGTTGATATACCGATAAATTGTCTTGTATGTGTATATGGATCGGTGAATGAATATGTGTCGGGGTTGGGTTCACATCTCAGTCGGATGGATATATTGTTTGTTGGAACGACCGACTGATTAACTTTACAACCAATAATTTCTTTTATAATATTTTCGTGGAAATGCCCAAATGTACGCGTATGTGTATATTTCCATGTCTGTATACAATATGGTTTATATCCAACGAGGGAAGGATTTAATATAGTGTTACATGCGTGTTCAAATTCAGTGAAAATACAAGGTATAGTGAAGCCAACCATATTCGGTGTGTATGATAGTTGGGATACATCGTGCATCATTATATGTTTAATAGTATCTAACCGTTCATCAAATTGGATGTGTCGCATATCGTTCCCTTTGTATTTAATAACATCTTCGCATACAAAGTATTTATGATTACCTGCTCCAGACCCAACCATTGTTCCATATAATAATGTTCCGTACGACAATGTATTATTAAACGACACGGGTCTGATTATGGCAGATGCAGGATAAAATGATTCTGAATGATTGGCATTACGACCTGTTTCCAAGAAAATACAAACATCCGATCCATTAATATTCGTAAACCAAGCAATTGTTTTTGGTCCTTTCGGAATCAAAACAAAAATATCGGCGTATACTTTCTTATGCAATTTTTTTCCATAAGAAAGTTCTAGTTGTTTAACTGGAAAACCAGTCATAAGATCATCCAATTCTGATCCAGAAATAACCCGATATTGTCCTGTATTGTAGTTTTTTTTTGTGTTATTTTTGACAGGTCTGTTTCTCCAGTTGATAAATTGTGACATTATTGTCGTATAATATAGTATACTATTTAAGTTGTTTTCGCGGCATATGATCGTTTTATTACACTGATTGACTGGTGTAGTTGTTTGTCTGAACATGTATTTGTCGTATTAGTCGATCGATATGTATGTTTCGAGTGGTGGAGTTGACATATCGGATACACAGTCAATACCAATATCGACTCGTCCAACCCCCCAACGAATATAACTTTGTGGAGAGGTTGAAGTACAGTGTTTATCACAATATACTGAATTCCATATATGACGTGCATTTGATATACGAATAAATTGTTTGTATCGAAAATCATTGTCATCATCAAAATCCGATGATGTATCGTAAATTATATTCAGGCACCAAATAACTGAATTTAAGAATATGTGTTTTGTATTGTATGATTCCATTTTGATTAATAGTTGATTAATAGTTGATTAATAGTTGATTATTGAAATAACTATTCAATTTCAAAACGATCTACTATTTATTTTGTCGTAGGAAACAAATCGACTGAATATATAGATTTTCTAGAAGGAGTATACGAATTCACATCTTTATATTTATTTACATCTTTGTATTTATCGGATACGTTATCGGATACGTTATCGGATACTTTATCGGATACGTTATCGGATACGTTATCGGTAAATTCGGACCGATTTCGGGATAGTTTAATCATATGTGAATTTGGGTCGAAATCATCGTTTGATTGTTTCTTCTTATCAACTACTTTACCGTATCCATCTACTCGAACACCTGTCTGTTTTTTTATTTCATGTCTGACATAACCAGGTACCCAATTTGCCCATGAAACAAGTATTAGATTCGGGTGTGTATATGCTACTTCAAATCCATTTGATCGTAATTGATCCATTAAAAATTTACAACACTCCGTATGATCATATTGAGATATACCAATAAGAATTTCAGGGACAACATACCAACAAAATTGTTCGGTATTTCGTTGGCGCGATGTTAATTTGATACGATTATGTATTCTACCAAGAACCTTATTGTAAGTATTTAATTTTTTCGAATCCAATTCTTGTTTTCTTTGATATAAATCGTCCATATCGATTGTAGACCCATTTATTTCATCGTCACGGAGTGTAAATATATTATCCATCGGTGGTTCGTCTGTTGTTCGTAGTCTATATCTCTCTTTATATTAAATTAACAACATAAAAATATAAATATATACAAGCGAGTTACGTATATATCTTATACCACAGTAAATGAATGATACACAAACGGAATCGATCCAAACGGAATCGATCCAAACGGATGATACACAAACGGATGATACACAAACGGATGATACACAACCGAAATCAAAAATCAAACATATTGTAATAAGTGGAGGAGGTCCAGCAGGTTTTATCTACTACGGGGCATTAAGAGAAACACATAAGCGACAAATATGGTCACTAGATACAATTGAATCTGTTCACGGTGTATCGATTGGAGGTATTTTATCGGTTATACTTTTATTAGGATATGATTGGCCAACTCTAGACGATTATTTCATTAAACGGCCGTGGGAACAACTATTGAATATAACCCCCGATCAGGTATTTGCTGCATTTGCCCAAAAAGGAGTTTTTGGAGAAAAATTTTTTAAAAATATACTTGACCCATTATTTGCAGCAAAGGATTTATCGATCGACGTAACATTACAAGAATTCTTTGAAATTACAGGGAAAAATCTTGTACTATATAGTCACAATATTAATGATGTGGATTTTAACCTATCTGCATTCTCACATACGACGCATCCAAAAATGAGATTACTTACAGCAGTTCATATGACGTGTGCCATTCCAGTTGCATTTACTCCTGTGTTTCATGAAGGAGGCTGTTATATTGATGGTGGTGTTGTAGCGAATATACCAGTTAATAATAGTATTAAAGTTGTATATGGTGACGGTTCGGTAGATACGGATTCCTTTCTTGTATTAAGAAATCTACCAAGAGAAAATTTTGGTAGTGAAACAACATCGCCCGAAATAAGTACATTCCTTACGTACATGAATCATATAATATTCAAACTGGTTCGTTTTGTAAACCGCGACAAAGAGCAAATTGTTGTTCCAAATACAATATGGTGTGACGTATCGAAGGTAGGACGTATGCACGAATGGTTAGAAACGATATCTTCGAAAAAAGCACGACGCAGATTAATCCGAACTGGAGTTGATACGGTGAATCGGTTTTGTCGTACACAACAGAATCGATGACATTCTCTCTTGACGCGACTTATTCGGACAAATCATATAGGAATATTAATAGTTTCATACTAGGAATAGCCCTACGTTAAAATGTTTAGCGATAAATTTGCAAATGAAATGATGCGTTTTCTTAATCGAGAAGATATACGTGTAGAAATGAAACGATTTTTGCGCCCATTAATTGACATGATACTCAAAGAATTATACCCATATGTTTACATATCGATGGTTTTAGTTGGAATAAGTTTCTTGTTGACACTATCGATATTTGTATTGGTGATTCGCAAAAGTCCCAATCGTTGTACTATCGAATAATATGTATATAATGTTTTTTCTTTGTTTAGTATATAATGAGTGCTAACATGAATAATATTGGAGATGCAGTAGAAGGTTTCCCTAGTTCTGGTTTTGCGAGTAACGTGGGAATGGTTGGAGGAAAGAAAGGAAAGAGTAGAGCTACTTCTGGTAAAAAACGAGGAGGATCAATGAAACGTTCAATGAAACGTTCAATGAAACGAGGAGGATCAAGCAAACGTTCAATGAAACGAGGAGGATCAAGCAAACGTTCAATGAAACGAGTAGGATCAATGAAACGTTCAATGAAACGAGGAGGATCAAGCAAACGTAATCTCAAGAAAGGGGGTGGACAAATGCTTCCATTGGCACTTACACTCGGAGCAATTACAATCGCTCGTAGAAGAAGAAATGCCCAAAAAAGTCGCAAAAAGTAAATGACAACAGTCAAATACGTTATATACAAATGGTATATAACGTAAATACACAATTGAATAATGTTTATCGCGGATATCTCTCTTACTAGTAATATCATCACGTCTTATTGTAAATGAATTGGAATCTTTGTGCATTACATATGTAAAATGGATAATTGGAAACAACAAGTAGCAAAATGGGTTGCTATTGACAATCAAATTATTGAATTGAAAACAAAAATATCGGAACTTAATGATATTCACAATTCAATCACAGACGAAGTTCTTGATTTCGTGGAAGAACACAACATGTCGGGTAAAACGATTCGCATTGCAGATGGTGATATTTTTTTCAAAGAAAAAAAGCGTTTGAAATCAAACAGTATAAAAATAATAGAAGAAGCATTGAAACTAAATGGGATCAACCCTGTCGCCGTAATTAATAGTATATCCGAATTGAAACAGCGCAGTGCCGAAACAGACTTGACGATAGTGCGAACATTCAAATGAGTGCGAACATTCAAATGAGTGCGAACATTCAAATGAG